CGTCCCAAGACAGAGTTGGCCTACCGTGTCCCAGCATCCAAACTCACAAGAAAGTCCATCACCAGTACAGCCAAATCCAAGTCCGCCACAGGGACGCTCGAAGGGCTCGATACAACAATAGATTGGAAGAACACAGGTGATAACTCGTATGATGGTGAAAAGTTAAAATTACTTGTTCACGATGAATCTGGTAAATGGGAAAGACCAGATAATATATTAAACAATTGGCGTGTTACTAAAACAACACTGAGATTAGGAAGTAGGATTATAGGAAAGTGCATGATGGGCTCAACATCCAACGCACTAAATAAAGGAGGAGATAACTTTAAAAAATTATATGATGACTCAGATGTTAAAAAAAGAAACCGCAACGGACAGACTAGCAGTGGACTATATAGTTTGTTCATACCTATGGAATGGAACTACGAGGGATTCATTGATTCTTTTGGATTACCTGTATTTGATACACCCGGAGCTCCTGTCGAAGGACCCCAGGGTGATAAGATCGATATTGGGATAATTGAACATTGGGAAAATGAAGCAGATGGTTTAAGAGATGATTCAGATGGGTTGAATGAATTTTATAGACAATTCCCAAGAACAGAAGAACACGCATTCAGAGATGAAACAAAGAATAGTATATTTAATTTACAAAAGATATACGAACAAATAGATTACAACGATGGTACATTAACATCTGGTGCGGTGTTAAAAGGTAACTTTCAATGGGAAAATGGTATTAAAGATTCAAGAGTAATATTTACACCAGACCAAAACGGTAGATTTAATATATCATGGGTTCCTAGTTTAAATTTACAAAATCGTGTGATAGTAAAGAATGGGCGTAAACACCCAGGTAATGAACATATAGGGGCATTTGGTTGTGACTCTTATGATATATCAGGAACAACAGACGGAAGAGGATCTAAAGGAGCATTACACGGATTAACAGTATTTAGTATGGAAGATGCACCTGCTAATTCATTCTTTTTAGAATATATAGCTAGACCTCAAACCGCTGAAATATTTTTTGAAGATGTATTAATGGCATTGGTATTTTATGGTATGCCAATACTTGCGGAAAATAACAAACCAAGATTATTGTATTATTTAAAAAGAAGAGGATATAGAGGATATTCTATGAATCGTCCGGATAAAACAATAAACAAATTATCAACTGCTGAGAAAGAAATAGGTGGTATACCTAACTCATCTGAGGATATGAAACAAATTCACGCTGCAGCAATTGAATCATATATAGATAAATATGTGGGATTACAAGAAAATGGAGATTACGGTAATATATATTTCAATGCAACGTTAAACGATTGGTCTAAATTTAACATAAATAATAGAACAAAACATGATGCCGCAATAAGTTCCGGTCTTGCCGTGATGGCTTGCAATAGGCATTTGTATCAACCAAAGCAATTAAAACAAACAAAGGTTTTAGATTTTGGATTTAAAAAATATAATAACAAAGGAAGTATTTCAAAAATAATAAAATAGATGAATATATTACCAAGAGGTGTATTCCCAAGCCAAGCAGTTTCAAATGCTGAGAAAGCAAGTGAAAAATATGGTTTAGAGATTGCAAGAGCAGTTGAATCAGAATGGTTTAAAAGAGATTCTGGTACAGCTAGGTATTACGCTAATAGAGACAATTTTCACCGTTTAAGATTATACGCTAGAGGTGAGCAGTCGATACAGAAATATAAAGACGAATTATCTATTAATGGTGATTTATCATATTTAAACATAGATTGGAAGCCTGTTCCTATTATACCTAAGTTTGTAGATATTGTAGTGAATGGTATTGCAGAAAGAACATATGATGTAAAAGCATATTCACAAGATCCAGCTTCAGTTCAAAAAAGAACAGATTATGTAGAGTCTTTATTAAAAGATATGAGAACTGTTAATTTTTCAGATTCAGTTTATAATGAGCTAGGAATAAATATATATGAAAACGACCCAGATACACTACCAGAAAGTGAAGAGGAGTTAGAGCTTCATATGCAGCTAGATTATAAAGACTCTGTTGAAATAGCAGAAGAAGAAGCTATTAACAATGTATTTGATCATAATAAATATGAACTAATAAAGAAAAGACTTGATTACGATATAGCGGTTATTGGTATGGGTGCTGTTAAAAACGAGTATACAACATCTGAGGGAATTAATATAAAATATGTAGATCCAGCAGATTTAGTTTATTCTTACACAGAGTCACCATATTTTGAGGATATATATTACGTAGGTGAAATAAGAAAAGTGTCTGTGGTGGATTTAAAAAAACAATTTCCTAATTTAACAGATGAAGATATAAGGAAAGATGTTGAGGGCCAGGGAACAAACGCTAAGCTATATAATAAGTCTTACGCCGGTAATGATAGCCAAGATAATTCTCACGTGTATGTATTATATTTTGAATATAAAACTTATAAAGACCAAGTACATAAAATAAAAGAAACCTCTTCAGGAGCTTCTAAAGCTATTAAAAAAGATGATAATTTTAATCCACCTAAAGATTCTAGATCTAGATTTACTAAAGAGTCTAGAACAATAGAGGTTATTTATGAAGGCGCTAAAATAGTAGGTAATAATAAATTATTAAAATGGCAATTGGCTGAGAACATGACAAGACCAAAGTCAGATACAGTTAAAGCTCAGTTTAGTTATAATATTGTAGCACCAAGAATATATAAAGGTAGAGTTGAATCTCTTGTAAGTAGAATGACAACGTTCGCTGATATGATTCAATTAACGCATTTAAAATTGCAACAGGTATTATCAAGAATGGTTCCTGATGGAGTTTATTTAGATGCTGATGGTATTGCTGAAATAGATTTAGGTAATGGAACAAATTACAACGCGCAGGAAGCTTTAAACATGTATTTCCAAACAGGGTCTGTTATAGGTAGATCAATGACACAAGACGGTGAATTTAATAATGGTAAAATTCCAGTGCAAGAATTGCAATCGTCCGGATCTAATGCAAAAATATCTAGTTTAATAAGTTCGTATAATTATTATTTACAAATGATAAGAGATGTGACCGGATTAAATGAGGCAAGAGATGGATCAACACCAGATAAAAACGCTTTAGTTGGTTTGCAAAAAATTGCAGCAGCTAATTCAAATACAGCAACAAGACACATATTACAAGGTGGATTATATCTTACACTAAAAACAGCTGAGGCAATATCACTTAGAATATCAGACGTGTTAGAATTTAGTCCAACACGAAAATCTTTTATACAGGCTATAGGCAGATCAAATGTGGGGGCTTTAGAAGAAGTTAAAAAACTACAACTTCACGATTTTGGTATTTTCTTAGAATTAACACCTGATGAAGAAGAAAAACAATTACTTGAAAATAATATACAAATGTCTCTTCAGAAAGAACAAATTAATTTAGAAGACGCTATTGATATTAGAGAAATAAGAAATTTAAAACTTGCTAATCAATTATTGAAGTTAAGAAGAAAGCAAAAATTTGATAAAGATAGACAACTTCAGCAAGAAAATATTCAAATGCAAACACAATCTAATGCTCAAGCAGCACAAGCAGCTGCTCAGGCTGATGTTCAAAAGCAACAAGCTATAACACAGAGTAAGGCTCAACTAGCGCAAGTTGAAGCGCAGTTAGATGCCCAAAAACTAGAAAGAGAAGCTGAAATTAAAATGATGTTGATGCAAAAAGAGTTTGAAATGAACATGCAGCTTAAAGACGCTGATTTAAATGTAATTAAAGATAAAGAGAAGTTTAAAGAAGATAGGAAAGATGAAAGAACAAAAATACAAGCTTCACAACAATCTGAATTAATAGATCAAAGAAAAAACAATAAACCACCAAAAAAGTTTGAATCAGCAGGATTTGACAACTTGGGAGGATTTGGCTTAGAGCAGTTTGAGCCTAAATAAAAACTGCAAACACATTTTTATAATATTTTATCATGGAAGAAAACAAAGACGTCATAGTTGACGAAACACCAACTGCCGCAGAAAAGGAAGAACAAGTACTTGAAGCAGCGGGACAAGACACGGGTAAAACCGAAGACGGTATGTACAAAGTTGATTTAAGCAAACCGGCAGAACAAGAAACAGAATCTGTTCAAGAAGAACAAAAAGAAGAGGTTACTGAAGAAGCTCCAGAAGAAAATCAATTAACCTTGGAGGAGGTAATTGAAGAAGAAACAAACGAGGAACCTAAAGAAGAAGTACAGGGTTTACAAGAAGAAGTAGAAGAAGCTGTACAAACCTCACAAGACACAGGAATAGAATTACCAGAAAACATTCAAAAAGTTGTAGACTTTATTAATGAGACTGGTGGAACGCTAGAGGATTATGTAAAAATTAATCAAGATTATTCTAGCATCGACGAATCTACTTTGTTATATCAATACTATAATCAAACTAAATCACATCTTACAAAAGATGAAATTGATTTTTTAATTGATGATAATTTTTCATTTGATGAAGAAGTTGATGAACAAAGAGATATTAAGCGTAAAAAACTCGCTTATAAAGAAGAAATTGCAAAAGCCAAAAGCTATTTGGAAGGATTAAAGGATCAATACTACAAGGAAGTCAAGTTGGGTTCTAAGCTAACCGATGATCAGCAAAAAGCCGTTGAGTTTTTCAATACTTACAACTCTGAACAATCAGACCAAGCAAAGCTGCAAGATAAGCAAGTTAATCATTTTAATAATGAATCTAAAAAAGTTTTCAATGACAATTTCAAAGGTTTTGAATTTGAAGTAGGGGACAAAAAGTATAGATACAATGTTAATGATAAACAAAAAGTTTTAGATAAGCAAGCAGACATATTTAACGTGCTAGATAAGTATATCAGTAAAGATAATATGTTACAAGACGCTAAAGGTTATCATAAAGCACTCTTTGTTGCAGACAATGCAGATGCAGTTGCAAATCATTTTTATGAACAAGGTAAAGCTGATGCTATAAAACAGTTAAATGCAGATTCAAAAAATATAAATATGGATCCGCGTAAAACTGGCACAGTTGAAACTGAAGGTGTAAAAATAAGAGCAATTTCAGGTGAAGATAGTTCAAAGTTAAAAATTAAACTTAGAAAATAACTTTAAAAAAATAAATAAAAATGGCAGTAATAACTCCAACGGGTGGTACCAATTTAAACGCGGTACCAGCTCCAGTTAAACAAACGCTAGCAACAAACTACCTATCATTTACAGGTGGTGCTAACGATTGGTCACAGCAGTACTTACCAGATTTATACGAAGCAGAAGTTGAAAGATATGGAGACAGATCTATCGCTAGCTTCTTAAGAATGGTAGGTGCAGAAATGCCTATGACTTCTGATCAAATCATTTGGTCTGAGCAAGGTAGACTACACTTAACTTACACAGGTGCATTAAACACAGCAAATGGTCTTGTGACTATTGCAAATTCTGGCACTCACGCAGTAAGAGTAGGTCAAACAGTAAAAATTAAAGGTGGTGCATCAGGTAAAGTTGCTAACGCATACGTGTCAGCAATCGCAGCAGACAACACTACTTTAACGCTTAAGAGATACGATAAGGCATTATTTAGTACAGCTCCAGCATTTACAAACTCTGAAGCAGTAACAATTTTTGTTATTGGTTCTGAATTTGCAAAAGCTACGAACGGTATGACAGGTGCAGTAACGCCATCTTTCAAGTCGTTTACAAACAAGCCAATCATATTAAAAGATAAGTATGAGATTTCAGGATCTGATGCTTCTCAAGTAGGTTGGGTTGAAATTACAGGTGAAAACGGACAATCAGGTTACTTATGGTACCTAAAGGCAGAAGGTGATACAAGAACTAGATTCGAAGATTACTTAGAAATGTCTATGGTAGAAGGTGAATTAGCAGCGGCAGGTTCTGGTGCAGCAGGTGTCACTGGAATAGGTGGTACTGAAGGTTTATTCGCGGCAATCGAAGATAGAGGTCACGTAACTGCAGGTGTTGATGGAAACACAGCAACTGAAGATTTAGCTGACTTTGATGAGATTCTTAAGAAATTAGATACACAAGGAGCAATTGAAGAAAACATGTTATTTGTAAACAGAGATGTTGCATTAAACATTGACGACATGCTTGCGGCTCAAAATTCTTATGGTTCAGGTGGTACATCTTACGGTGTTTTCTCAAACAGCGAAGATATGGCACTTAATTTAGGTTTCTCTGGTTTCAGAAGAGGTTCTTATGACTTCTACAAAACAGACTGGAAATACTTAAATGATATTACAACAGGTGGTTCATTCACTAACATTAGAGGTGTAGTGGTACCTGCTGGAACATCAACAGTTTACGATCAAACATTAGGTAAGAACATCAAAAGACCATTCCTTCATGTCAGATATAGAGCTTCTGAAGCTGATGACAGAAAGATGAAATCTTGGACTACAGGTTCTGTAGGTGGTGCGACTACTTCTGATCTAGACGCAATGGAGGTACACTATTTATCTGAAAGATGTTTAGTAGTACAAGGTGCTAATAACTTTATGTTATTAAACTAATCCTTATTTAATATGAGATTTCCCTGGCTTCGGCTGGGGATTCTTATATTTTTTTATTATTTAATCTTATTATATTATGGCAACAAAAGTAACAACAGCCCCTAAATGGGAGATAAAAGATAGAACATACTATCTTATGAGTGGAAAATCACCACTTACATACACAATTAAAAGTAAAAGTATATTTTGGTTTGACAAAGAAAAAGGCTTTGAAAGAGAACTAAAATACACGGTAAACCAAAAAACTTGTTTCGTAGACGAATTTAAAGGCGATGCAAGACTTGGTCATATAGTTTTTGAAGATGGTATATTAAATGTACCAAAAGAAAAACAAACTTTGCAAAAATTAATGTCATTATTTCACCCTCAAAGGGGCCAAATATTTGCAGAATTTGATGCAGAACAGGAAGCAGAAGATGATTTAGATATACTTGAATTAGAAATAGAAGCTTTAATGGTTGCAAAATCAATGGATATTGATCAAGCAGAAGCTGTTATAAGGTCTGAGGTTGGATCTGAGGTATCTAAGATGACTTCTAAGGAGATTAAAAGAGATTTATTACTATTTGCTAAGAATGAACCACAACTCTTCTTAGAACTAGCTAATGATGATGATATTAATATTAGGAATATGGCTTTAAAAGCCTCTGAACTTGGAATATTAAGATTATCTGAAGATCAAAGAACATTTAAGTGGGCAAAAACTGACAAGAAAATTATGACAGTTCCATTTGATGAACATCCTTATTCCGCTTTTACAGCTTTCTTAAAAACAGACGAAGGCTTAGAAGTTTATAAATCAATTGAAAAAAGACTAAAATAAAGTCTCATTATAGTGATAGCCACTGTAATGGTGGCTATTATTATAATAAATAAAAAATATGGCAGTTAGTATAGATACAGTATATCAAAGAGTATTAGCTATTCTTAATAAAGAAAACCGTGGGTATGTAACACCACAAGAATTTAACTTGTTTGCAAACCAGGCACAGCTTGAAATATTTGAGCAGTATTTCTTTGATCTAAACCAATACGGTAGATTACCAAAGAATGATACTGAGTATTCTGATTTGCCAAAATTAATAAATGAAAAATTAAGTAAGTTTAAAAAGTCTGGGAGTATATCATATATGACGGACCATTTTCATTTACCATCCGATTTACATAAACTAGGAACTGTAATATATAATAATACAACACCTGTTGAGCAAATTGATAAGAAAAATTTATTAGAATATCAATTATCAAAGCTTACAGCACCTACAACTAGTAACCCTGTATATGTCCAAAACATAGGAAATACTTCTAATCACTGGGGGTTAATAGTTTACCCAACTACTATAAATACAAACATATCAATAACATATGTTAGAAAGCCAAACGCAGTTACATGGAGTTCCCAAACTATATTAGGTAATGCTTTATATAATGCTAGTGCTTCTACTGATTTTGAATTGCATGATTCTGAAGAAACAAATCTTGTAATAAAAATATTGTTATATGCAGGGGTAAGTATTAAAGATCCTAATATAGCTCAATTAGCAGATGCAAAAGAAACTAAAAAAATACAACAAGAAAAATCTTAATAAATGGGACTAATAACACAAACAGCTAAAGAATACTACACAGTAGCTAATAATTTTACTGGTGACGGTTCTAATAAAAATTTTACTGTTACATTTGACCCATTACCAGCTATAGAAAATGATTTTGTAGTATATCAAGCAGGAAATGAAATTGATGATGATCAATATACCTATGTTGCTAGTAGTGGTGTAATAACATTTACAACAGCACCAGCCAACGGAACAGTAATACAAGTTAAGTTAAAAAACATAAAGCACGGAAGTTATAGGTATATAGCTTTAAATGATATTGTAAATAACTTTATGGTTTCATATGTAGGGGATGGTAAAATTATTGATAATGCAAGAAAACTTGATGTATTGTTTCACACTAAAAGAGCAATACAAGAATTTAGTTATGATGTATCAAGAGTCGAAAAAATACAAGAAATAGAAGTAGGAGCATCTCTTACAATACCAATGCCCCAGGATTATGTTAATTATACACAGTTAGCATGGATAGATGGGGATGGATTAGAAAGAGTAATATATCCTTCAAAGATAACCTCAAGGCCATCACAAGCAATATTGCAAGATGATACAGCTGAATACTTATATGATAATGACGAAACATTATTAACGGCTACATCCTTAACTACAGAAAGATTTAAAAATGTACCAACTACAGAATTAAATGACGATTACTTTTATTCAGACAATGATAGAAATGCAATGCTCGGCGAAGGTAAAAGATTTGGTATAGACCCAGAAACTACACAAATAAACGGTGTATTTATAATAGATGAAGCAAACGGTCAGTTTGGATTCAGCAGTAATTTAGCAGGAAAAGTTATAACATTAAAATATGTTTCAGACGGACTTGGTACTGATAATGAAATGCAAATACATAAATTAGCTGAAGAAGCAATATATAAATACATAGCTCATGCGGTATTATCTGCAAAAGCAAACATTCCAGAATACATAGTAAATAGATTTAGAAGAGAAAGAAGAGCAGCAATGCGTAATGCTAAATTAAGATTATCCAACCTTAAATTAAAAGAGCTTACTCAGGTAATGAGAGGTAAGTCTAAGCAGATTAAACATTAATACATGCCAGAAATAAAAAACGCTTTCCTAAGTGGAAAAATGAATACAGACCTCGATGAGAGATTACTCCCTGAAGGTGAGTACAGAGATGCTTCTAATATTCAAATAGCTAGTACAGAAGGTTCTGATGTAGGTACTGTTCAAAATATAGTGGGTAATAAAATTGTTGCTGATACTATTGCGGGTGGTAAATGTGCTGGTATTATTGAAAATACAGAAACCGATAAAATATACGTTTTTATAAAAGGTACTTCTGTAGACGGTATAATAGAATACGACCCTACAAGTAATACACATAGGCCTTTAATATTAGATGCAAGGCCAATATTAACTAAAGTATTAAATTTTCCTGTAAATGATGATGATTCTATTAAAAAAATAACTGGTATAACTATATTAGATAATTTTTTAATATTTACTGATAACGAATCTGAACCTAAAATTCTTGATATATCAGATACTTCATTACTTTTTAATTCTTTAAATAGCACAAGTTTATATAATTATACAAGTAAAATAAACGGCATTAATTTTACAGAAGAGGATATTACTTTAATAACTAAAAAACCTGATAAAGCACTAGATGTTAAAATAAAAGTTTCTGCTATTACTAAAACAAACGAGCCAATCTTTGAAAATAAATTTGTGAGATTTGCTTATAGATTTAAATTTAATAATGGCCAAAGATCCCCAATATCTCCTTTTACACAACCAGTATTTTTACCTAGCGAAACTAATTCATACGATATAGACGAGGGTTTTAATAACCAAATGGAAAATAATATTGAAGCTGCTAAGTTATCGGGTTTTGAAGTAACCCATAATTCTTTAGAGGGCATTGAAATTATTTATAAAGAATCAAAAAATACTAATATATATCTTTATGATTTAATAACCAAAGCTGAAGCAATAACCGCTAATACTTCTGGTTATTCTGTAAATAAAACAGTTAAAAAAAGTGTTATACCTGAAGATCAATTGTTAAGGGCTTTTGATAGTGTGCCTCACAAAGCTAAAGCAGTTGATGTGGTAGGAAATAGAATAGTGTTTGGTAATTATAAAGATGGATTAAATATATTAGATTATAATCCTAGCTTTGAATCAATTAGCTTAGGTAATAGAACCACTATCGGGACAGAGGTAACAAGAGCGGGAACACTAACAGGTTCTTTATCTACTATAAAAGATACTAGAACAATAAAAACAGGTAGAGAATACGAAATAGGTGTAGTTTTCGAAGATAAATATGGTAGGCAAACCCCTGTTATAACAGCAGACGGAGGAGATAATTCAGGTACAAAAAAGGTAGATTTTGATATTGCAAGTTCAAATTTTGGTACTAAATTTATAGTTAAAATGGCTGGGGATTTTCCATCTGATCCAAGATTAACAAAATTTAAATATTATATAAAACCTAGCTCTAATAAATTTAATAACTTAATTGCTGAAAGAGTAGCAAACGATAAAGAAGATTCAGGCACATGCTGGTTGGTAGTCCCATCTTATGAAGTTAATAAGGTTAAAGAGGGACAATATATGATGCTAAAAAAAGCATTAAACTCTCAAACTAAATTAGTATATAACAATCCTAGTACCAACCCACCAATAACTCCTGATGATTTTAAATTTAAAATATTAGACATATCGGACGAAAAACCTAATAACATAGAGGCATCACAAGATTTTGATGGTAAATTTTTTGTTAAAGTAAAGAAAACTCCTAAGTTGATTGAAAGTATGTTTAGTAATCAAGGTTCAGCTGGGATAAACAGATTAATAAATGTAGATGAGTTTGATAATTTAGATTCTGATAATTCTCCCCCTGCTAATTCTTTATTTATAGGCCAAGTTGGTAATAATTTTAGAGAAGAAGAAGTACACTTTAAGTATTATTTTAAAGATGGTAAAATTATTGAACTTGAAGTTGATACCCCTCTAGGCTCAAACGGTCTACCAATAACTATTACTGATACGTTCGTTACTGGAAACGGTAATTTAGCATTTAATCAAAATAAAGATTCCGGGGCTAATGATTTTTGTAAGCTTTCAGACGCAAATAATAACACAGGATTTAAAGGGGGAGCTAACGCGGTATACCAAGACGGGGAAAATGAAATAACTGAAATATTTATAAGGGTTGATTCTAATAATGTACCTAGAGATGTGTTTGTTGAATATACAAATCAAAATGCAGTAGATATTAATACTTTAGGTGAATCACCAGCTGTATTTGAAACAATACCAGAAGATGAAGTATTAGATGTTTATTACGAAACAAGTGAATGTTTTAATAAAGACCAGTGGAATTCAGAAAGTGGGTTAGAATTATCTTGGCACAATGCTTATATAATGGGGAATGGAATTGAATCAAGCATTATTAATGACGACTTTAATAAAGATTTTATAGAGCCAGGTATAAAAGTTTCAACAACTATATCAGGTGATTATAAAGAACGTAATCAAAAAAGTTCTTTAATATACTCAGGTATATATAATTCACTGGGTGGCATAAATAAATTAAATGAGTTTAACATAGGTTTAAAAATAACCAAAGAATTAAATCCCGAATATGGTAGTATACAGAAATTATATACAAGAGATACAGATTTATTAGCTTTTTGCGAAGATAAAGTATTAAAGGTTTTAGCTAATAAAGATGCTTTATTTAATGCTGATGGAAATGTAAATTTAACTTCAACTACTAATGTATTAGGGCAAGCAAGGGCTTTTGCAGGTGACTATGGAATTTCAAAAAATCCTGAATCGTTTGCTTCACATGGATATAGAATATATTTTACAGATAAAGCAAGAGGGGTAGTTTTAAGAATATCAGGGGATGGTAGTACAGTAATATCAGATACTGGTATGTCAAGCTATTTTAGAGATAAGCTTTTAAATGAAACAGGACAAATTATAGGTAGCTATGATATACATTCTGATCAGTACATATTAACCTTGCCCGTAACAAATACATCCATAAGTTTTAGTGAAGACACTAAAGGATGGGTTTCAAGATTAGATTTTATTCCAGAAGCAGGGGTTTCTATTAATGGTAATTATTATACATGTTATTTAGGTAAACTATATTTACATCATGCAGCAGGTGAACAAAGAAATGTTTTTTATGGACAAAATGTTCCAGCAGGAATAAAATTTATATTTAATCAAGAACCATCAGCTATAAAAAACTTTAAAAATATATCCTACGAAGGAACAACTGGGTGGGGTAATGTTAATGCTGGTGTAATAACTGATCAGCAAGAGGGACAAATATTAGAATTTAAAGAAAAAGAAGGTAAATATTTTGGATTAATATCAGGTGTAGATAATAAACTAGAAGATCTTACAGAGGAAGAAAGAAATTCTAGATTAAAAAACTTTTCTATACAAGGATTAGGTAATATAGCTAACATACAGGGTTCTACAGAATTTACATGTACTACAGCTAATTTTACAGTTGCTAATAGCAACACAACAGAAGTAAATGGGACTGCTATAACATCTATATCACAAAGCTCTATTTCAAATGGAACAATAGTTTCAGTTTCACCATCTACTATTCAGCCTGGCGTAACCACATATACAGCCAATATAACAGTGCCAAACGGATTTTCAAATTCTGGGATTGTTAAACCTTGTACTAATAATGCTACTGGAACAGTTATAAACCAAGTTTTTGATTGTGACACAGCTAATTTTCAAGTAGCAAATGGAACGGTAGGTGACACAGTAACCGGTACAGTTAGCGCTGGAACGATAGCATCGGGAACTATATCACCTTCAACATATCAATCAGGGCCAACAGATTATACGGCAACAATAAATATACCAGGGAGTGGTTATACTAATTCTGGCACTGTGTCTTGTACCGATAGATTTACAGCAACCGGTACTAGCTGTGCTTTTAGTTTAGGTGTTACAACATATTCGTCAGGAGGTACAACTTTATCAGGTACATTCACAGGAAGCGATATTGGAACTAATCCAAATATAAATTTAACAGTAGCGTCAGGAACTATATCACCAACAACCACAACAAAATCTGCTCTAGCCTCTGGCTTAGTTGTAACAGCGTCCGAAGGAGTGTTAGTAACTGCAACTATATCAAGTGGTTTATGTAGTGGTGAAACAGCTACGATAAATATGCCTCAAGCATCTACAGTAGTTATAACAGGTAGTGGGGCAGCTATGGTTGGCGCTAACGTTTCGTTATCAACTAATACTACAGGGGTAGTAACATCTTACCAATGGCATAAAAGCGGAACATCAGGGTTTACTCCAAGCAACAGCACAGCTATTTCAGGAGCTAATTCATCATCATTAACTGTTTCAGAAAGTTCTGCATCAACACAATATTACAAGGTAGTAATAAATGGACCTGCAACATCACCTCAGCATGCTATTGTATGGACAGCATGGACTTCACACCCTAATTTAAAATATTCTAGCGGTACGTCTGTTAATTTAGCTGCTTGTACAGCTTCAACTACAGAAAATTTATTTGGTAACGGTAACTTTACAGCAGCAACACAATTTGCTGTAAACAATCAAGGTAGCACAACAAATTTTCAACAAGGAACATACTCAGACGGAACAAATTATAGATTTATAAATTCAAGTGGAGTACCAAGTAGCCATGTGGCTTGTAATACAGGTGGTGGTAATCAAGGTATAAAAGTTTCAAAATGTAGAGACGCTAGTGATGTTAAAGATATTTTAGTTACTTTGCCTACAGGTACTAGTGCATTAGCAGTGGGTAATATAATAAGTTTTACTGAAACATATGATAGTAGTACTCATTGGGTGGTAACTCAAATCGGATTAACATTAGACGCGACTGAATATGATGCTTTAAGAACTTTATCAGCAACACATACTAGTTGTTTAGCGGTAGATCCACCCACAGTAAGTCTATCAGCCACTGGTTCTGTTTTTGTAGGAGAACAAATTTCATTAACCGCATCACCGTCTTTTACTCCTCAAGGAGCAACATTTACTTATATATTTAGAAAAAGCACAGACGGTAGCACACCAACAACACAAATTGCTGAAACGACTAATTCAACAATTACGGATACTGCTCAAACAAGTATTTTAGGCTCATCAACTACAAACAAATATACAGTTGAAATAAAAAACACTAGTCCATTAATAAAATCTAACCCAGTAACAGACGTTAGTGTGACTATATATAATACCCTATTTTTTGGAGCTGTAATTGGTGGATCTAGTGCGAATGCTACAGCTTGTACAAACACACAAAATGATTATACTAGATTTGCCAATACAACCACAGTGGGTAATATAAATAAATTATATAAAAATGAACAAGGGTTATCATTTACTTCAAGCGAAGCAGGTACATATTCTAAAAACGGATTATATGCTTTCTTTAATGCTAGTGGAGATAGAGTAGGGGCTTGGAATAATTGCCCCGCAGCAAGTCCATCTGTAACAATAAAATTTGGAGGAAATGCCGCTAATAAAGCAAATAGAAATCCATACGAATCATTAGGTTTAACAACGGAAGTAAGTAACTTTGCAAGTGGTACAACATTATCTTATTCTTGGACTCAAATTGCTGGCCCAGGATCTGGAGCCACTGTTTTAACCACAGCAGATAATTTTACAGCTGCATTAACACAAACTGTAGCAGACGGATTAGCTTCAGGTAGCACTATAACTAAAAAATTCAAATGTATTGTTACAGGAAGTATTGGTAGCGAATCAGACTTTGATGAATTTGAAATTGAGTGGAAAGGAAAATCCCAACAACTTGAAATTCGTCATTGTACTACTAATGATACTGAATATGTAAAAGTAATAAACAGTGATGGTTATAATAATAATGAGGTTGTAAACATAGTAGACGCTACAGGCGCTATTACTAATGGTTGTTACAAAATATTAACAGCTGGTCATACAACTCACGAAAGCTATGATGATGTTAAAATAAGCGGAGATTATCCTTTTAACGCAACGTCTACTTGTTGTAATTGTTCTTCGTGTAGCGCTAGTATAACTACTAGTTCAAGCGGAACAGCAGGTGTAAGCCAAAGTATGGCAGCTGGTAATAGTGGATTTTCAGTAAATACTTCAGGTAATAAATATAATTGGTTTTATACAACGGTAGAAAATGATAGATTAAATCCTAACGCAAGTTCGTGGGCGGAAATAACAAGTTTAGAAGATCAACAATCTTTTAATATAAGTAATAGCCAAGCTCAAACTTTATATTATATGGTTAAGGTTCAAGGGTTTAATGCTACAACAACAAATGTAGTGGAGCATGGATTTGCGACTATAGTATGGGGACCTGCATCTACAACACCTGTGCCTAGAAGCTACACATTACAGACTTACGAAGAATTTAGTTGTCCTGACGTGGCTGACGTAGGTACTGTTTATGGAAACTATACCAGTATAGCTGCTTTACCATCGGGAACGACTGTTACACTTAGCAATAATACTTCAACTTGTTATAAGGTTGTAGGTTTTGTATCAAATTACATAAATACATATCCTTCAATAGATAATGATTACCCAAATGGTTGTCAGTCATGTTATGATGATATAAACAAAGATTGTAGTTTTACATTAACTGCAGGAGTTACATACCTTAGCAATAACTCTGCTAAGTTTTTTGGAACATTTGGTACTAGTATTTCAAACTCTGACACTGTTGCATTATCTGTATCATCAGGAACAGTTTCAACATCATCAACTTCAACAGTTACAAATACCACAGTGGGGGCTTTAAAGGCAAGTAATGGATTAAGTATTTTCTTAGATGAAGGAGTTACATTAACAGCAACTGTAAATACTGGAACTTGTAATCCTACAACTAGAACCGCAACGGCACCTAGTTTAACTTGTTATCCTTTATTAGTTTATTATACAACTCAAAATCCAGCAACATCTAGTTCAGGTAAATTAGCTTTATGTGGATCTAGCAGCACTAGACAAATTAGATCTAATTCTTCTAGTCTTAATTCAGCCACACAAATATATAGTGGTAATACTTGTGCTACTTTAG